AGACGAGGAGATTTACATACTGACTTATTCCAAGTAGATGGCACTCCTACGTGTGAACCTTTTACTGATAGATTCGAGAACGTTGTAGCGGGTTGGACAATGAACCTTACAATCAATGTTCCTAATGATATGAGTATCTGCTAATGTCTGAGGTACAAAAATATCTAGATGAGTTTAAGCGGAGTGTTATCTCTGAGGCTAAAAGAAACCTACGTAAACAAAAGACTACAGGTAACCTGTCAAAGTCTCTTAAATCGCGTGTAAAGGAGTCTAAGAATAGTATTGAGATTACATTTAAGATGGACGCATACGGATTCTTTCAAGACCGAGGGGTTAAGGGTAAGAAGTCGGGTAAATCATTGAGTGGATTTAAGTATAGGGATAAAGCACCACCACCTAAAGCATTTGATAAGTGGGCAGTTAAGAAGCTACCTAACGCTACAAGAAATGATAAGGGGCAATTTGTATCTAGAAAGAGTTTAACCTTTGCGTTATCTAGACATATATACAACCATGGTATAAAGCCTACACTATTCTTTACCAAGCCATTCGAGAAGCACCTTAAGAGACTTCCCGATGAATTAATTGAGAGGTACAAATTAGATATAGAGAAGTTATTTAGTCAGATAGGGAAAAGCAATTTAAAGGATAAGAAATGAGTAGAATATTTAGTAGGTCGCCATACATTATTGAGATAGATGAGACGGGACAAACATCTAGCAGAATAGAGTTGTTTATTTGGAACGGAAGTACAGAACCTACCGAGCCTCAATACATCCTGTCTAAGAATATACCCACAGGTAATATTACTAAGACTTTGTACAATGCTTCCCCTTACATTCGTGAGTATTTTAACTTCAATCAGTTTAGTGGTAACGTGGGTGCATATGAGACGCCAACATCTACAAACTTCTACGCAAATATACGTATTAAGAGATACGTAACAGACGATAGTGGAGAGACTGAATTAGACTCAATTATATATACCGCATTTGACGGATTCGGAACCTACACAGAGGGTAACAACCCCGACTTAGGCAAGGTAATGTTGTCAGAGGGTACTTACTACTATTACGACGTACCATCTGTAGAACACGCGCAACAATCTAAACTAGCGGGTTCAATAACTATTGATGCAGAGGTGGGAGATGTTCTTAGGTATACAAACCTAAATACAGGCGATTCAGTTGACTTCACTTTAGGTAGTGACGGTGTAGTAAACTTTGATAGGCTATATACACTATATAGAGCAGATGGGAACAAGGTAGAATTTATAAACAATGGCACTATTTTGCGTTGGACAGGAGTATTTAAACCTATTGAGGAGTGCAGATACACACCTGTATATATTGACTTCATCAACAAGCAAGGTGCTTGGTCTAGATTGTTTATGTTTAAGACGTCTAAGGAGTCTTTTAAGACTACGTTTAACGAATACAATCTTATGCAGTCGGCTCTAGTTAACTACGATGTTAAAGAAGGTCAAAGAAAGCAATTTAACGTTAACGGTCAAGAATCTATCAAAGTTAATTCGGGTTGGGTTAATGAAGATTTTGGTTCTCACATAAAAGAGTTGATGGTATCTGAGAGAATCTTACTTAATGATAGACCTGTAAAGTGCGTAACTACTTCACTAGATATTCAGACTAGCTTAAATGACAAGAACATAGCGTACAGTTTAGACTTTGATTTTAACAATGACTTTATTAATTCAGTTGTATAATGAGGAGTGTACAAATATATGTAGAGGGGATGCGTCTAGAGTTATTCCAAGACGAGAATATAACAGTAAACTCTAGCCAACAAAATATCAACGATATATCTTCGGTTATGACTGATTATAGTCAGACCTTTAATATACCCGCTTCTAATAATAATAATAGAATCTTTGAGCATTTCTATGAGTCAGATATATATGGTTCACTAGACCATAACATAAGAAGAGATGCAACTATTGAGATTGACCTAGCTACGTTTAGAAAGGGTAAGATGAGTATAGAGAAAGCAAGTCTAAAGAACGGACAGGCAGAAAGTTATTCGGTAACATTCTACGGTGAGACTTTAGCATTAAAAGACAAGTTCGGAGATGAGTTGCTTAGTGATATAGAAGAATTATCTAACAGTTCTTTCTCTTACACTCCTAATAATGTACTAGCAGAGATTCAAGACGATACATTCGGTGCGGTTAAATTCCCTTTGATTACAAATAGGGTTTTATCTTATGCAGACGGTTCTATCACTGACATATCTCTGACGGGTAGTAATGCCATTTTGACAGACGAGTTATTCCCCGCGGTTAGTGTTAGCACAATATTCGAAGCTATGGAGTCAAGGTACGACCTACAGTTCAACGGTACTTTCTTAGACGATGACCGATTCAAGAAAGCGTATCTATACTGTAAGAACGCTCAAGACTTTCAGTTCATAACAAAGAACGTTAATTTTGATGTAGCTAATAGGTCTGCGGATAGTGGTAACTATAATACTAGCCTACAGGCGGGTACATACTTAGAGTTAGAGAATAAAGTTAAGTTGTTTCACACGCCATTAAGTACATTATTTCCTAGCTTGCCATCGGGTATCGGTGTTCAATACTTTGGTGGTCACGGTGTTACTGTTTTAGGTACAAATGTTTCTGACTTAAACGAAACATATTACATTGATGTTTTCGAGAACGGGGTTCTAACTAGAACCATTGAAGGCGTAGGCAACACTAGTAACGCTATAACGTCGGGTGCAACGTACGGGTTTAACAACGAATCTTTAAACTCTGTATTCACCTTTAAGGCAAGAGCGACATCGGATATATCTTTAGATGTAGAGGTTGTATATAGTCAGTTTGTAAACGTGGTCAATTTTAGTGGCGGTGGGCCTCCTACTTACAATAATTATACGAACAATTTTAGAGCAAGTCAAACTATAACCCTATCGCAAGACCTAGACGTAACACAGTACGTGCCTAAAATGAAAGTGAGAGACCTATTTAAAGGTGTATTGAATATGTTTAATCTAACTTGTTACGGATTAGGTAAAGAGACCGTAGATGTTACAAACGACTTAGGTGTAGTGACAGGTACTAAAGAGGTTGATGTATTCCAAGTTGAACCACTAGATGAGTGGTATACCAAAGGTGCAATTATAGATATAACTAAGCACGTTGATATATCAGATATAGAAGTCAATAAAGTACCTCTATACAGGAACATATCATTTAACTATAAAAATAGCAAGTCGGTAACAAATGAAAGGTTTACAAAGTTATTTAAACGTTCTTTTGGTAATACTACAAGTTCATTCGAATATGACGGGGGAGAATACAAGATAGACCTACCATTTGAGAACCTAATGTTCAACAAATTTACGGATACTAACCTACAAGTAGGGTTTAATGTTGATTCTAACCTAGCACCATATACTCCCGAGCCTACTATTCTGTATATGTACAGTAGTTTAGACGCAGATTTCAAGGTAAACGACGGTGATTTAGGCACTACAAACGAGTTAACTAGCTATGTACCCTTTGGACAAGATGTTTTACACAACGGAACACCTAGAAGTTTGAACTTTTCTGCGGATTATAGCACATTATTAGGGCAACCCTCACAGAGCAACCTATTTAGTGACTACTATTTCCCTTATTTAAGCAACTTATATAACCTAAAAAACCGTAATGTAAAGGTAAAAACAGTACTTCCCGTAAGTATATTGACGAATTTAGAACTAAATGACCGCTTAATAATACGCGATAAGCGTTATATTATTAACTCAATGAGTAGCAATATCACTACAGGAGAGGTGAATCTAGACCTTTTACACGACTTTAGAGCCGTTATAAACGAAAATATCAACGGAAACATAGGTGTTAACGAGCCATTACTACCCGATTTGAACGCTCAATGTATGGATATTAGGGTGTTGTTCCCTAGAAATGCAGTAAGTGCAACGATAACGAGTAGTGAAGTTAATAGTATTAACCCCTCAACCATAACTGAAGAGTCAAATGTAACGATATGTATTCCCGAAAACAGTTCGGGAGGCTCTAACACTATACTAACTGAGGATAGTCTATTTAACCTAGCACTAGAAGATGGTAGTGGGGACGATGTACTTCAAGAAGAAACGGGTGCGGGTTCTAGCGTCGTGCCTTATGTAATAACCATTACATACACCTTTACAGATGGTTCAACGGCAAGTACACAACAAATAATATTACAACAACCCTAAACAATGATTAAGAACATAATAGATATATTGAGCATAGACCCCTTTTTTAACGCTTCTAAGGAGGTTCAGATAGCAAAAGGTATAAACACTTTACCGAAGGGATTAAAAGGTGTTAGAGAGCAATTAATAAGGACAAAGAGTTTAAATAGTAAAAGATGAGTACGACTAAAGAGTTTAAAATAAAAGTAGATAATAACTTTAAACAAGCGAGTAAGGATGTTGACGGATTAAATGACAACCTCAAAGCTACATCAACTGCTAACGCAAGTGTTTCGGCTAGTGGTGCAACCGCTACGACTCAGATGAATGCTCTTGGTGCTTCTAAGTTTACGGGACTATTATCTAGTATCGGAGGTGTTGTGAAAGCGTTATTTACTTTAAGGGGTGCGTTAATAGCTACGGGTATCGGTGCGTTTGTCGTGCTAATCGCTTCATTAAAAAGTGCGTTTACTAGTAGTGAAGAAGGACAAAATAAGTTCTCTAAATTAATGGGTGTAATCGGTGTAGTGGTGGGGAACGTTGGGGATATACTTTCAGAGGTTGGAGGTAAGATTATTTCGGCTTTTGAAAACCCATTAGAATCTATCAAGAAATTCTCTAGAGCCATTAAAGAAAACATAACAAATAGATTCGAGGGTATGCTAGAGTTAATACCCGCACTAGGTCGTGCTGTATCTAAATTATTTAGTGGCGATTTCTCTGAGGCGGGAAAGATAGCTACTAACGCAGTAGCAAAGGTCACGCTAGGCGTAGAAAACCTAACTGACAGGATAGAAGAAGCTACAGATGCTACTAGAGAGTTTATAGCAGAACAACAAAGGGAAGCTAATATAGCTTCGGGAATAGCCGACAAAAGAGCAACTGCAGACAGAATAGATAGAGCATTAATAGTAGAGAGAGCCAAGGCGCAAACAAAGATAAGTGAACTGCAACTTAAATCTAGACAGGAGGAGAAGTTCTCAGAAGAACAAAGGATGGAGTTCGCCAAAGAAGCGCTAAAAAGAACAGACCAACTACTAGCGAAAGAAGAGGTTTCTTTGAAACTTAGATTGAACGCGTTGGTGCAAGAGAACGCTCTATCAAATTCTAACAAAGAAGCGTTAGATGCTCAAGCCAACGCACAAGCATCACTGATAAACCTACAAACTAGAAGGTTAGACGCAGAGAAAACCGCAACTAAATTTCTAAACACTTTAAGAGATGAGTTGACCGCAAAGAATAACGTAAGAGCAAAGGTAGAAAAACAAGCGCTAGAGCTAGGGCTAGAGTTCACAAAAGAAGTTAGTAACGAGGCCTTAAAGGTTTTAATAACTCAAAAGAAAAAAGAAATAAAAGAGACTGATGAGTTCAACAAGAAACTTATAGCTAAACAAAAGTCTCAAGACGCTCTATCAATTGAGGTAATGGATGAGGGTATAGCTAAAGAAGAAGCTAAGCTAATGGCTAAGTATGACTCTCAAATATTACTAGCAGAAGGTAACGCAGAGTTACAGAAACAACTTACCGAGAAGCTAGAGAAGGATATAACTTCGATAAAAAAAGCAGAGGCAGATAAACAAAAAGCAATAGATGACAAAACAACTGCAGATGGTATAGAAAATCAAAAAAAGTTAAAACAACAAAAAGTAGACCTAGCTTCTCAAGGTTTTGGTGCATTGGCAGACTTAGTATCTTCATTTGAAGCTAAAGACAAAGAATCTGCTAAGAGACAATTTAAAGTAAACAAGGCGTTACAGATGGGTCAGACTATTGCTTCTACCGCTTCGGGTATTATGCAACAACTCGCAGTACCTCAAGACGCTTTAACAGGATTAAACTTTGTTAAGGCGGGTATCGTTGCAACTACTGGTGCGGCTTCACTCGTTAAGATTGCGGGTTCTAAATTTGATGACGGAGGTTCTACAGATGCACCCGAGATTGCTAGTGGTGGAGGCTCTCAAGCACCTAACTTTAATGTGGTAGGTAATAGCGGAATAAATCAACTTGCTCAGTTACAAACAGAACCCACTAGAGCGTATGTTGTAAGTGGCGAGGTTACTAGTCAACAGGCGTTAGATAGGAATAGGGAAATGAACGCTACGCTTTAATAGATAATCCACATAACGTGGTAGTAAATTGTAGCTAGGGTAATTAGGAATATTGCACCTTTGATAAAGTCTTTCATTGTGTTTTTTGTTTTAGTATAAATCTCTATTTTGTGTTGTTAGTTTATCGTGCTTGTCTATTAATCTAAGGTAAGCGTGAGGGCATTTAGTTGATTGAATCTGTTCTTCTAACTTTGCAATTTTTACAAGGTTTTGGTTGTACTTAAGTTGTTTAACTACTATAGGTGCTTCTATTTGTGCATTAGAAATAGAAAGAGCATCAGTAGAGTTTTTAAGAACATTTTTTATCTCTTTTAACTCTTTTTTGAGTCTTGTTACCATTTGCTTTGGTGTCTGCTCTATTCCGTTAATCTTTGTCATTGTGTGTGTTTTTCGTTGTTGTTGATACAAAGGTAAGACATTTATTTACATCTCCAAACATTTTTCAAAAAAACTTTTATTTTATTTTCATAGCTAAGTATTTACACTTAAGCGTAACGCTTTCTATCCACCAACCAATCGACCAACCAATCGACCAACCGATTAACCAACTACAACGTAATGCAGTATTGAAAAGTAGCGTGGTGTCCACCAACCGATTAACCAACCAATTAACCAACCGATTAACCACTCTAAATATAAAGAACTTATATAACTAGTATATTACTATTACTTCGTAATACTAATATCCTACTTATATAATCAAGAAAGTTTGTCGGTCGCATAAATTGCTCCCTACAATCAAAACATTTTGAAGTTGATTAGGTTATAATATTATGAAAGTTGTGGAATTGATTATAGACGAAAAAGACGAGATGAGCGGAATTCAAGCTATCTCAGTAGTTGAATCTCCCGCTATAATGGAGGATTTCGTTATGCTAAGTAAACAACAAACGTTGCTTAAGGGTGTAGACTCGAAGAGAGGTGTTCTAGTTGGCCCCGCATTAATACCTAACAAAAAGATTCTACGCAGAGACAAAGAGGGTAACGATTATGAGATATTCTTTTCTGCCGATACTGTTCGTAAAGCTAGTGAAGGTTTTCTAATCAAAGGTAATCAATCGGAAGCTACATTCGAGCATAAAGATAAGCTAGAAGGACTAACCGTTGTTGAGTCTTGGATTATCGAAGGAAGCAACGATAAGTCTAAAGATTTAGGTTTGGATTTACCCGAAGGTACTTGGATGGTTTCTATGAAAGCCACTCCCGAAATATACGCAAAAGCGGTAAGCGGAGAGGTCAAAGGTTTCTCAATTGAAGGGATGTTTGCGGACAAGTTAGAAGCGAAGATGTCAGAGGAGAAAAAGAGACTAGACACTATCGAAGAACTTAAACAACTTTTACAATTAAATACCTATAACGATTATCCCGAAAGCGCTAAGAACAACGCTAAGAAAGTTTTAGAATGGCGTGACAAGTACGGGGATGAGGTTAAAGGAATGACTAGAGTCGGATGGACTAGAGCCAATCAACTAGCAAAAGGAGAAAACATTTCTCGCTCAACTATTGCGCGTATGGCTTCATTCAAACGTCACGAAAAGAATGCTACGGTAAGTGCAGAAAACAAAGCTACACCGTGGAGAGATAAAGGTCGAGTTGCGTGGCTAGGTTGGGGAGGTTCTAGCGGTGTCAATTGGGCTATTAAAAAACTAGAATCAATAGACAAAAAATAAATAATGGCGGTAAACAGAGTATCTACAAAAAGAGATTTAACATTTACAGGTGACGATAGTCAAAAACCTTTTGATGATTTAGAAAGTACAAACAACGTATCTAGCCAAGGTGGCTCTAGAAGTGATGACGATAGTTCTAACGATTCTTTAACTTCGGGTGTGAGAACTATTACACCTCAAGAAATAGAGACGCTTAGTCACTTTCAATATGACTCGACACAAGACCAATTAATCGGGGATAGAGCAATTGAAACCACACTAAACTCATTGTTCTTAGGTGAACAACATAAAATGTCTAGTGGTGCGGAGAATATCTTCTTTACTAACTTGGGTAATGATACTAACTTTTTCCCAATGTGGGGAGG